CACCAATTTCAGATGGTTGTGAAGTCATCCTAGGCATCGATGCGGGATATTCGCAACCGACAGTAATACTTCCGTTTTACTTTCATGAGAAAAAATGGAAGTTACAATGTAAAATTTTACTTACTGAAAGAATGATTTCTGATGATCAAACAGAACTTGTAGACTATGTTGCGACTTTTTATAAAGCATTTCTTGGAATCGATTGTTCTTCAGCTGACGGAAGAGATATCGCGAACGCATTATGTAATCCGAAAAATGAAAAATATGCAAATAAACAATATGAAAAACGTGTATTTTTTGTTGATTTTAAAAATGTAATTCTAACCGGTTATAAAAAAATTCAGAGAGCTGATAAACCTGAAATTGAAGAAGTTTTTGAAGATATGAAAGCGTTAACTACTCGATTATTAAGAGATAAATTTCATAGCATAGAATTTGATTTACTTTATGATGAAGATTTTATTCCCGAATTTTTATCTGAAACTCAGAAACGGGGAATTAATAAAGAAATAATTATTTTAACTCCATCAACAACGCATATACCAGAAGCATGCAGATGTTTTGCCGCAGCTTGGTTCAATTGGCATGTTAAAATTGAAAAGCCAGAATTAGAAGAAATAGAAAATGAAGAAGATTATGGGTTCATATATCCAAAGTACCAAAGTACATCATTTGATTTATTTGGACGTAAAGGATCTTCTAATAAAGAAGAGAATTTGAAATAACTTTAAAAAAGTCTTGACAAATGGTTGAAAATGGTATATAATGTATAGTGATGTGGTGTAAATAATAAATTACGCGTAAAATAAGATTAATATAATAGAGCGATAAAAGAGTATAAAAAATCTAATGCTTTTCTATCGCTTTTTTTAGGTCTAAAAAATGCCAAAATCTCGGGTTTCAAAAGCTGCAAAAAATATTCAAGATACCGATCATAATCCCAATTTTATAGGTGTTATTCGTGGTAATTCTCGTGTTCAATGGGGTATAATGAGCGCACAAGAAGAAAAAGAATATCTTTCTAAATCGTCACGTTCTGATTATGGTAGGGTTATAGATATTAAAATTCCATTAGGTTATCATTCTCAAGTTAAAAAATCTTGGGAAATGTATGAAACAGATCGATTATTTCGTTATCTTATAGATAGATGTGAAGATTTCGCTGCTAATGGTTTTGAGTGGGAAATTCCTGTTGAACAGAAAATAAATTGGCTTGATTGGCTTAAATCAAAAATATCAAACGAGCCAACACAAGAAGAAAAAGAACATAAAGTTTGGAATTATTTTGCTGCAAATATTAATAAAAAAGTAGCAAATGTTATCCCAGGAATTGATGAAATAAATAAATGGATTGTAAAACATTTTTTATTGGGTTGTATGGCGCCGCTTCAATGGGAGTGGGGACTTGTAAAAGTTGATAATATAGAATATGAATTACCTGTTAGAATGACAATTCATAATCCGATGTCTATTGCATTAGATAGAAAAAATGGTACTTTTATAGAAGAAGAAATGTATCTTAAACGTTCATCTGCAGGACAAGATAAAATAATTGAATCTCAAAAAATTGATCCAATAGGGCTTAATTCTTTTATTACGAAAGATCAAAGTTGGTATAAAATACCAGCAATGGGAACGGGAGGAAAAACAGAAGGTTTTGCTTTAAAATATAAGTGGACTCCCGGTGATAATACTGCTTTAGTTTATGGTAGAAATGTCTCTATCGGTCAAGGCTTGTACCCGACACCCCCATTTGTAGGACTTATTGAAGATATTGTTTTAAGAAGAGCATTAAAAGCTGCTGATTTAGCAATTTTAGATGGTGTTATAAATTTTATATTAGATTGGGAAATAGGTGATGCTACTATACTTAAAGATAAATCGGGTCGTGAAATATTACCCAATCAACCAAGACCCGCAAAATATGATTCTAGTGGAAAACAAATAGAGAAAAGTTCAATTGAAATGGCGAAAGAAATCATTACATCTGATACTCGCGGTAATGTAATGCAATTATTTCATCCATATTATTATAAACTTAATATAAAAATGCCTGATACTGCTGTCTTATTAAATTCAGCGAAATATATTCAAGCTACAACTGAAATTTATGAAGCGTTTGGAATTCTTTTATCTCCTGGTGATAAGAATATGGACTTTTCTAGCATTAATATTCAAAATTTTGAACAGATGCTAGAAAATATCAGATTATTTCATATAAGAAGATTTTGGGAAGCTCTCGCATCAGAAATTGTTGATAGAAATGAAGAAAAACTTTCAGTTGTGCCTAATATGGTATTTAAACCATTAAATACAAAGACAGAAGCATTTTTAACTGGACTTCTTAATTTGATAAATCGTGGTAAAATTTCTTGGGAAACTTTATTACAAGGTTATGGTCTTGATAAAAAGGTCGAAGCTCAACGTATAGCAAAAGAAATAAAGAGTGGTGAAAAAGCACTTACCGATGCGAATGTTCCAGTTTCTTTTGTGCAGGCTAAAGTTAATAAACCAGCAGTTAATGGTAAAGAAACTGATGAATTAACACCTTTAGATCAAAAAGGACGCCCTAAAAAAGGAGATAAAAAATGAGTTTAGAAAACGAAACTTCTGGAATTATATTTGATATTGATAGTGATGAAATTTATACGGGCGCTCGAACAGTATTACTTTATACACCACCTACTGGAACGCGAGTTTTGATTAGTGATCTTATCGTATCAGCTAAAGATGATGGCATATATTTATTGCAACTTGGAACAAGTGAAGCTGCAGCGAGAACAGTTAGAAGAGTTTTTCTTGAAGATAGTGGTGGATGGGTAGAAAACAGAAAAATTCCAATCAAAGGTAAAACTGACGAAAAAATTTATTTTAAAATAATAACTGTAGATGCTAGTGCAACAATTTCTATTACAGGAGAAGCTTTATAATGGGCGGTATTTGGCGAGGTAGAGAATCTGATCAAGGTTTACCTTGGACGGGTCAAAGAATTCAATTTTATAGTGGTGATGATGGTTGTTTCGAAACTGGATATACATTAGAAAGACCCATCCCTGGAGAAAGATTTGAAGATGAAGGTGATGGCACAATAACAGATCATGCTACTGGTTTAATGTGGATTCAAGATGCGATTGGTGTTGGATGTAATGATGGTAATACACTTAATTGGATAGCAGGTATTGATTTTTGTGAAAGTTTAGATTTTGCCGGTTATACTGATTGGCGAATGCCGAATATAAAAGAAATCCAATCTATTGTTAGTTATGGCGCAGCGTCACCAAGCATAACGGTTGATTTTACTAATACAATATCAAATAATTATTGGTCATCAACTACTCTTTTTACTGATTCAACATATGCTTTTGTTGTAAGTTATATTAATGGCGTAATTTCAGCTGTTTTAAAAGAAGCGCCTGCAACAGCATATTATATTCGTCCAGTAAGAGATGGGGAGCCTCATTCCAGTTCATCATCATCCAGTTCATCATCATCATCTAGTTCTAGCTCATCATCTAGTTCTAGTTCTAGTAGAAGTTCATCGTCTAGTTCATCATCATCCAGTTCTAGTTCATCATCATCCAGTTCTAGCAGAAGTTCATCATCCAGTTCATCATCATTCAGTTCATCATCATTCAGTTCTAGTTCATTATCATCCAGTTCTAGTTCATCATCATCCAGTTCATCATCATCATTCAGTTCTAGTAGAAGTTCATCATCTAGTTCATCATCATCCAGCTCATCTTCATCCAGCTCATCGTCTAGTTCTAGTTCTAGCAGAAGTTCATCATCCAGTTCATCTTCTTATAGTTCATCATCATCCAGTTCATCATCCAGTTCTAGTTCTAGCAGAAGCTCATCATCTAGTTCATCTTCTTCTAGTTCATCATCATTCAGTTCATCTTCATCCAGTTCTAGCAGAAGCTCATCATCTAGTTCATCATCATCTAGTTCATCATCTTCATCTAGTTCCAGTTCTTTATCCAGTTCATCTTCTTCATCCAGTTCTAGTTCAATGGCAGCTGGTTGGTGGGGCGTAGGTAGTGCCGATCTTGATAGCGATTGTGGTGATACTGGTGTAGATACGACTATTGAAAATGCACTTGATGGCGCTAATGTATGGTTACATTCAACTAATGAAACTCATTGGTTTATAATAGATTTAGGCATGTCTTTACATGTCGAACAAGTACGTGGTCGTTCAGGTGGTGATTTAAGCAGAGATCCTACTAATGTCAATATTTATGTAAGTGATGATAAAGGTAATTTTGGTACTGCTATAGCTACAAATATTACAACTTGGCAAGATACAACTGTCTGGCAAGAAGTTGCAGTTACTCATAAGAGTGGTAGATATGTCAAAGTTGAGATAACAGCAACAGAAGGTCTAAATAATTCTCTTGAATTTGGTGGACCAGTAGGAGCGTATTATAAAATTTTTGA